TACATATTTTTCTTCTAAATCTTTCATAACATCTTAAAGTATTAATTTTAGTATAGTTACATTTCCCCTAATCTCTCCGTTATACCCACATGAGAGAAAAAGGACTTATATGAAAGAAAAATAAAACAGTGTTCCTATAAGCCGGGTTCTGTCTCTTCCTCATCTTTAGATAATATAGTGTTAGATGCATGTTTAAGCATATCGTAACTGATAGTGATATTATCAGAAATAACACGACCATCTTCAGTAGTTAACCAAGATCTGATTTCTTTTTTATCGGAGTCTCTATCTTCAAAATAAGTGATAACGCGACCGTCTTTTTTGAAGACCGTTACGCTATGAACATCTAACTCAATACGCTTAGTATCGCTAACTTTATTCAGAATATACCAACCATCGTCTAGTAACACGAATAGTCTATTTTTTGATACTGTAATCTCTAATTCCATTATTTATTACCCCTTCGTATTTAGCGATTTCGTCTACAGACTTATGGTTTAACCAATTCCAAATAAACATACCCTCAGCATCATCACTAATATTCTTTACTGATTCTTTCTTAATATCGTCGTAAGTAACACGATTATTAATCATTAGTGGGAACGTATCGCTGTCGAATATAGTCAATACAAACTCTGATGATTCTTGTTGATGTAACTCATCGTATTGTAGTCTCACATCATCTCGTTGAACTATGATAAATCCTGTGCCGTAAATACAAACCCTTTTGGTTCTACTGTGTCTATTTGCTAAATACCAGTAATCGTCTAGTTTTAGAAATAACCTATTCTCAATTAAATTAACTTTAGTTTTCATATGTAACTCTCCTTCGCATTTTTGTTTGCATTAACTTAAGTACTCTACTGATGGGGCAAATGGGAACTCGATTTGGTAATAGCCAGGAGTGTCATCGTCTTCAAACTCGATATACTCGTGAACCACGTCAACCCAAGCGTATCCATCGTCATTATATTCAGACCATCCGATAGTAGCCCCTTCTACTGTACCGTCCAAACCGACTAGCGCATAATAATCGTTCAAGTTTACGTATCCTCGTAGGATAAACATACGATTGAACTGATAGATTGCATTCAACATCTCAATCGGACGACGTTTAAACCATCTGTCAGAATACTCATCGTAATATAATAGCTCGTCGTAATCCTTCTCGCTCATGAATTGGAGTGACTCACTATATTCTTTCTTACGAATAGTCATATACTCGTCCGGATGCTTTTCGCGATAGTCTTTCTTAATTTCTTTATATTTTGCATCTAAAGCAGCGTATGCCGCAACTAGAGATAGCTGTCTCTTCTGGGATAAAAATGAACTACTTAGGATACACCCGATAGTAGCCACACCACATACGATTGTTGGTAAATATAAACCGAATGTGTTGATTTCTCGCTGCGGTTCCTCGTAGAATAAGTCGTACTCCACAAACTCAGGAGTCTCAGCCTCTAACTTACCTATTTTCTTACCAGCATCTGATGCTAGTTTAGCAGTAAGAATAACACCCGCCGCTCCTAAAACCGATAGGATAAGCGGGCCGTGTTTCTTTAGCGTATAACTCGTTCGACTAACGATTTGTTCTAGTTTCATAAATATGCTACCCCCTCATTTGAGCGTTTAGTCTCTCTACTACTTTACGCTCAGCGTCTAAATAGTTTTCTTTAGCACGAATATACTCGGCGTACGTCATAGTCCAAGCGTCAATAGAACTTCTATCTTCAGTGAATAACTCAACCATTACAAATTGATCGATAAATGAGAATAGAGTAAATCCATAATTCTCCACAGGAGTCGGACTAATGATAACTTCCAACTCCATATCGTCAATACTATAACTATCTACATTACGAGCGAGGACTACCCACTCAGCACCAGTTAAGTTAGCGTATAACACACGATCTTCTAAATGAAGATTAGCATTATACCAACGTTCGTCGTTAATCATATTCTCATATATTACCATAAGAATACCCTCCTTACTTTTTTAGTTTTGATTCGTTAAGTTCTTTTTGTAATCGCTCGATCTTATTTTCTAAATAGTCTACACGCTCAGACGTAATCCAAGTAATACCAGTAGTGATAAGTGTAGCGACTGCTAATATTTTAATATCTTTGCGATGTGCTTTGAATACTCTCTCGCAACGATTAGTATATTCTACTAATTTTCCTGTAGTTCGGTGTTGAGCAATTACACATTCGACAAGTTTTTGTACCTTGTTATTTGTTTGGATTGCGTTCACTGATAAAGATTCTAAGATATTTCCTAAGTTTTGTTCGTTATTCATCTGTATCGTCTCCTTTGATTGTTTGTTTAATTTGTTCCATAAATTCGTTCCAACGGCCTTCATTCCATGCTTTGAATGCGTCCAATACTACACCAGCTTTAATCTTTTTCGTTTTATGCACTAGTGGTACTAACTCGCTTTCAAATAAGTTCTTAAACTCTAAGAGTTTCTTATCCATGCTTTCTTCGTTGTCTTCCCATTTTCTAAAATCCATGTTTAGTCTCCTCCTTAACACGTTTCATGAATTTATCCCACTCGCCATCAATATAAGCGTGCAGCGCCTCCATTACTAAGTTAGTATAGATAGGTCCGTTTCCATATAACGGCTTAACTTCCTCGTCGAATTTCTTGCTGAAGTTTTCCATAAAAATATCATAGTTAGTTTGGTGTGTAGTTTCCATTTTATTTACCTCCGTTTTCCATTGCTTTCTTTACTGCCTCTGCTACTTTCTCAGCAACCGTCGCATCTAGTTGTTTATCCTCAATCCAACCTGACACTAGTGTCACTGCAAAACCTAAAGCGGTTGTTACTAACCCCGCTACTTTTAACATTTGTTGTTTTTCCATCTGATTTTCCTCCTTCGCATTTTATAGTTTTTTATCAGACAAAACAAAAAGAAGACGAACAACATTGCGGTCGTTCCCTTCCATTATATAGGTTGCAAATCTTGCGAACCTGCAAAACAAAAAAGAAAAAGGCCGGTCTCGAACCTGGCAACTCCTCCGCGTTTGCGGTTGCTTTATCCCGTGGTGTACATCCGTGTGTATACCTTAAGCTACTTTTTCTATTAAGTGGAAATATGGGGGAGTTCGAGTCCCCTTCTCTCAACATTTAGTTGAGTGCTTTAATCACGTAAGCGACATCCTTTCCATTAAACAGATTGTAAATATTGCGAAAAAGATAAAAAGGAAAGGGATTGTAAATTCCCTAACCTTTCGAACTTGTTGACTTATTTGAGTTTTAAAAACTTCATAACAAATGCCAATGTCTTAGATGTGAAAGTTCCAGTCTTCTCGAATTCAAATCCTGCTGCTACAAAGCCGGCAGTCAAGACTAAAGGTACGATAATCGCAATACCGTCTAATACGACTCTCACGGGCGTCTCCCAAGGTTTAATCTTTCTTCCCTCTAGACGCTCGTTAAGAACCATATTTAACTTCTGTAAATCCTCGATTACTCTAGTCTTTTCTTCCCCTTGTAAATTTGGGATTTGTTCGAGAAGCTCTTGAATTTGCATCTCTAATTCCATTGTAATTTTGTCTTTTTTCATTTTTATTTCCCCTTTCGGTTTTTTATGTTCCATTATAGGAGTTGTAAATATCGCGTTACTCCAGTATGGACTTTTTACGCAAAACTATAATAGTCTTACTCTTGAAGTCGTCTGAATTCATTTCCAACATAGGCATTTCCATATTGTCTGCATTGAAGAATGTAATAAAACCGTCCACTTTGCGGTGATTGTAATTATACCTAGTCACAAGTATACCCACAACTACCCCTAATAAGAACATTAATCCAAATAGAATATAAGTTGTCTCCATAACTCATACACTCCTTTCATTTTGTTTTTGAGAAAAATCCCACTGGGAAAATTTTGGATTTCGAAAAAGAAAAAGAAGAGAGTCATGTAGACTCCCTTAATCTTTGCGGTGAGAATAACATTCCGAATAGACTGCCCAATTCTCCACCATCCATTCTATATAAGTCGTCATTACAAATATCACTGCTAACCAGCCAGCTGTATCGAACCATTGTTTAATTACTAATTGTTCTCTCATAGCCGGATCGAAAGTTAGTGATGCTGATACGTTCATACTTACTAGAACGATTAGTGCAATAATGGTCACTCCAATCGGTAATGTCCAATCTCTACCTTCAATGAATAATAATAATCTTTTCATAATAATCTCTCCTTTTCGTATGGGTTTCTTTCCCATTTAAGGAGTTGTAAATATCGCGTATGTATATAGGAGTCCGTCCGTACAGACAGACCCCCGTTAAATTATTTGTCAGCGTTAGGTTTAGTATATCCTAATGCTCGTGCGCTGTCGCTAAATCCAGCAGTAGTTGGGTCTGCAACCACACCAATAATCATTAATACTGCAAATAACGCATTAATGAACACTAACATGCGGTCAGATACTGCACTGAAGTCCACTGATACATTAAAGATAGCCATAAAAGTTTGTACTAATAAAGCTAAAGCTGGTACTAATGTAATAAAGAATTGTGGGTTTTGTAAACGGATTTTCCAGTTAATTTTGTTCATAGACTTAAGTCCTCCTATTTTTGTCGTTTAAATTCGTCTTTAAGTTCTTGGATGTCTTCTTTAAGGCCATCTACTTTTTCGACTAAGGCTAACATAATCTTATTATCCACATCGTGACTGTCAAGACGCACTTGATGCCTGTCGATTTCCTCACGGTTTTTCTCCACGAGCATCTCAAGACGAGTAATTCGTTGCTCTTGGTTTGTCAGTCTAGTAGCAAAGAAAGCCCACAAGCCTGCTAAACCTACTAGGAAGCCGACAAACTCA